CATTAACCACATAGGTGTTCTTATGGATAAATCGGAAATATCTTTCTTTCTTACTAAACTGATTTCTCAGTTCGGTATTTACCACTCCGCTCTTCTTCTTGAGTCTCTTCGCAGAGCTCTCGACGATTGTGAGAATGGTCGCATATCCTACTTGGAAATGCGTAGACAGATATCTGATATCCTAAAGTGCACTTGGTGGTGATTTGGAAGGGTCGTCTGTGCGTTGCCTTTAAGCATCGCGCTCCCTCCGGACTTCCGTCCGGGTCTCAGGTTTGACCTAAGGAGAGCTGTCGTGCAAACCCGCGAAAAACTTCTTGCTGGTCGGTTGGTAAACATCGATCAGACTGGCTTTCTCAGCCAATCTGTTCATGATGCTTACTTCGAGCGGTTCGAGGTGATAACGGATGTCACGAACGGTAACAAGAAAGATTTCCATCCGTTGGAGTGGACGAAAACTCGTACCACCTTGATGAATGGATTCTCTTCATCTTCTTCCGTCATCAACAACGACTTCACTCGATCTACGGGTTGGTTCGGTTTCTCACCGATCCGTCTCGTGCCGAATGGTCGTGAAGACGCATACGATAAATGCTACAGTCGTTTCGTCGAAAATCTCAGGGGCTCTTTGGATCTTTCTGTCGACTTCGCTGAGGCCCATCAGGTCTCATCGATGATGAAGAAGTCCTTATTAGCACTTGGGAATCTCGCGAAAACTGTACGCGCTATGCGTCACCTTAATACGAAAGCTGCAGCAAATGCATGGTTAGAGTTCACATATGGCTGGAAGCCTTTGGCTTCTAGTATATGGGACACTTTCACCACACATATGACGATGCCTCCAATTAAGGTTGTTGCTACTGCGAGTGTTCGAGAGGAGTACAGCGAATCTACTACGTCTGGCTTATATAACGGCTCCTTCCAAACTATCCGCACCGGTAAGGGCTTTGGCTCGAATCGGTGCAAAATAGAAGGTTGGTTTCAGCCGCCTCAAAGCGAACGTGATAGACTTAATCGCTATACTTCCTTGAACCCTTTTAGCATAGCTTGGGAGCTGGTCCCTTATAGCTTCATTATTGACTGGTTTGTCGATATCGGAGGCTATATGCGCAATTTGGAAACTGCGTGGGAATATCGATCTCGTTTTATCAAGGGCTATGTGACTGAGTCATATCTGTCCGAGATTACTACGGAAGATCGGTTTCAAGGGACCGTCGGGCTTGCCTATAAGCAAGTTGCTGCGAATGGGTGGGATTCTGTTCGAGGATCCAAAAGATCTACGTACAGCTTCTTTCCGACTCCAGCGCAACCGAGGTTTAAGATAGACCTCGGAGCTTCTAGGCTAATTTCCGCCGCCTCTTTATTGAGGCAAAAGCTTAGGTAATTTCTACTTAAGCTAACCCCCTGGGGCATGAAGACGCAGTCTTCTGCGCTCCCATTTAATGGATGTTTCCATCATGTCAGCCGTTTCATCTATCGTCATGAACGACGCACAGGCAACACCTGTGGCCCATACCTTTATCCCCCTCGGCCAAGACGCCAAAGGTGTATGGTGGTTCGAAGACCAATCGGGCGCTTCGCCCATTGGTTACAATCGAGTCTCCCTACAACTTGTACGCCTTTTATCCAAAGGCGTCGGCGACACGGCAGCTGACCGCAATATGCGTGTTAAAATCGGGCTTCATCTCCCGGTTCTTGAAACGCTTGGAACGAGCGATGCCGGTCTTGTCCCTTCGGACACGATCGCGTACATCCCTCGGTGTAACGTCGAGTTCATCGTTAGTGAGCGCTCGTCCCTCCAGCAACGGAAGGATCTTCGCGCTTTTACTCGCGCTGTTCTCGCCGACACACAAGTTGTGGGCATGATCGAGTCGATGCAAAATATCTATTAAAGTAGGTATTTTGCCAGTTCTTCTGAGAACTGTCGGCTTTCGGTATCACATAACGAGGTTTCCCTCGGAAGGTAATTACCTATGGATCAAGTCTTCTTTTCCATGTGCAAGTCAGCTGATACTCCGATCAGTCTGTCCTGTTGGCTCCTTTTTAAGCATGGGGAACATCTCCAGCTTGCTAAGAAATCAATAGTACCGACTGACTACCCTGATCATCGCGCCTTCGCGGTTGATTACTGCATTGTGTCTTTCCTATCAAAGTGGAAAGGTCTCAAAACAGGGCTCAACTTAGAAGACGAAGCGATTAAGAAGTTCACAACTTCTGAAGCTAGATGTAAGTCCACTAACGAAGCCATCCGGCGAGCGCGCAACGAAGGATTTAACTCCTTCACTGAGTCTGTGATCTTCACAGCTCAGCGAAAAATTGCACGTCTGCTTGACGACATCGATATGGACCTTATGTCTGCAGGGTTCGGGTGGGGTCCAGGGTCAACCGCAGATTTAAAACTGCGGGAGGCTTTTGTTGACACCAAAATGTGCAAACAGCCCATTTCGGTAACGTCTCACGCTCAGCGCCTTGCTGAGTTTGTGATTCGTGATGATCTTCGTTGGTTATCCTGTCTCGATAATTCGATGCCTCTCACTTACGTGAAAGAACATTGTGTTATTGAAACAGTGCCGAAATCATCTACAACTCATCGTACGATAGCCAAAGAGGCACGTATGAATGGTTTTCTCCAAAAAGGAGTAGGATTCTACCTACGGCGGAAACTAAAGCGAGTTGGTATCGATCTCGATGATCAGAGCAACAATCAGCATGGTGCCTTACTGGCATATACTGAAGAGCTCTCGACAATCGACTTAAAGTCGGCGTCGGATACAGTAAGCAAGGAGCTCGTTTTCGAGCTCTTTCCTCCCCAATGGGCGTTCCTCCTAGACGACTTAAGGTCGAAGAAGGCACTCCTTCCAGATGGGTCAGAGATCGTTCTTGAAAAGTTCTCCAGTATGGGGAACGGTTTCACGTTCGAACTCGAGACCTTAATCTTTTGGGCGATCGCTACTTCGGTACGCGATCTCTTGGGTGAGGTAGGAGAAATTCTGGTTTACGGAGATGACATCATCTGCCCACGGGCAGTTGCACGGAAATTGCTGGAAACCCTTGAGATTCTTGGTTTCGACCATAATGAATCTAAAACGTTCATTGATGGTCCTTTCTTTGAATCTTGTGGTCGCCACTATTTTCACGGCTATGATGTTACACCCATTTACCAGAAGGAAGAGGTTGTAGAAAATGAAGAACTTCTACGCATGGCTAACCGCCTTCTGCGCGCTGCTTACCGTTTTGCTAACTCTGAAATCCAATCCGGATTTCTTTGTAAAGCACGGGACGCAACGATCAGAAAAGCCCCTCGCCATTTCCTCCGCTATCAGCTGCCTTTTGGAGTTGAAGGAGATGATGGATGGCTCGCCTTAGCAGACGAGTTTGTCCGTGTCCCCTTCGACATCAATTTAGGCTTCCGATGCCGCGTTCTGCGGCTCAACGTTCCTCGGTTTCCGGCGAACGATGAAGCTCTCCTAGCTTTGGCTTTACGCAAGGGTTCTGGCAGTGAACCTCCCCTTTTGGGGTGGAGCTCTGCTGATCCCTT